GGCCGAGGTGCGCTCCCGTATCTCGGCCAGTCGAACACGAAAGGACAGAGATGCCTAGCATTATTACAGCCTCACAGCTGCGCACAGTGTTGGGCGTCTCTGTCTCTTTATACAGTGACGCTTACCTTGACTCAATAATAAATTCGGCTGAGCAGGTTATTTTGCCGTTGCTTACTGCAAATCAAAATGCCATTGCAGCCGTATATCTACAAAATAACGTTGCCTACTACATAACACAAAAGCCAAATACATTTGTTGCAGATCAAAGTGTTGTAATTAGTGGCTGCGTGCCAGCAACATTTAACGGCACAAAGACGGTGACTTCAAATTATTATGACCCATTTCCTTACCTGCCTTTTGCATATCCAGCGCCATATTTTTACTTTACTTGCGCGGTTACAAATGCAGACATTACATTTCGCCCGGTAATCCCTGCGGGCGTTGCCTACCTATCCGGGGCAAATGCGGCCACACTTTATGCGAGCACTGACGCGGTTGAACAAGCGGTCACGATCGTCAGTGTGGAAATCTTTCAAAGTGTGGTCGCGCCCGGCGGTCAGATCGAAGGCGTAGATTTCACGCCGTCGCCATTCCGAATGGGTCGCAGCTTACAAAATCGCGTTATTGGCCTTTTGGGCAATTACATTGACGTCTCAACAATGGCCATGTAAATGCCTACGCCAACAACAATTGCAACGAACGTGCGAGGCACACTGGCCACAGCTTTGGCTGGCGTCGCAGCTTCTGTTTATTCATCACCGCCAGAAGCGGTCATTCCGCCAGCCTGCGTTATCGTCCCTGACGCGCCTTATCTTGAGACAACGACTATTGGCAAAAGCCAAGTGCGTGTCAAAATTAATTTTGTGGTGACTGCCGCTGTTGCCTACAACAACACCGCTGGAGCACTAGACAATCTAGAGCAACTTATTATTGCGATTATGGGCGCAATGCCTGCAGGCTACACAGTCGGAGACGTACAGCGTCCGACGGTGCAATCGGTAGGAGCTTCAAACCTATTGGTGGCGGATCTCGCGGTCAGCACTTACTACACACAGCAAACAATCTAAGGAGAAAAAAATGCCAACAACAATCGTCACTGGTCGCGACATAGTTTTCACGCTTGCGACCGTTAACTATGACGCCCAGACAACAGCGGTCACGCTGGTCAATGCGCCTGTTATTACTACCTATCAAACACTTGACGGCAAGGCTTACAAGCACATTGACGATCAGTGGACACTTAACATTGAATTGCTTGCAGACTGGGGCGCTACTAGCTCACTATTTGAAGCAATGTGGACAGCCTTTACGTCAGCGCCAAACACAGCTTTGGCATTCACGCTAGTGACAGCCACAGGTGCAAGCTTTGCCGGTACTTGTTTTCCAGTAGCACCAACAGCTGGTGGCACTGCACCAGACGCACAAACTGACTCATGGGCAATGCTTTGCGCCTCAACGCCAACTCTGACAATCACCTAATCGAAAAAGAAACGGGAGCACAAAATGAAACTACCAATCACAATCGAATACACATCAGGCGAATTCGGTACATATACAGCTCAACCACCAGAATGGGCGAAATGGGAAAACAAGACGGGTCAAACTATTTCGCAAGCACAAGACAAGATTGGAATTGCCGATCTTCTGTTTCTTGCATGGAATGCAATGAAGCGCGAAGCTGGTGGCAAGCCAATCAAGGGCTTTGAGATTTGGTGCGAGACAGTCGCTGACGTGACAGTTGGTGAGGTACTCCCAAAAGCTACGCCGCCGGAAGCGTAAATCGCATACTGGTGGATTTAGCCTTAGCCACTGGGATTCCGATGAGCGAATGGCAGACGGCGGAGCAGATTTACACAGCGCTTGAGATATTGGAGAAGCAACAAAATGAGCGATAGCGTTGAGATTGCCTATGACAAGGCTGATCTGCGTCGCGTTTTAGGTGCTTTTAAGGCAATGGACGCTGAAGCTACAGTGCAAGCAAAAGTTACTTCTGCAGCTTTGGCAGAATTTGCTCAAGACAAAATCATTGGCACTTCAACAGGTCGAGGGCGCGCAGCTGAAAAGATTGCGCGTGGATCTCGCGTCTCTAAATCTTCCAAGATTGGTGAGCTGTCTTTTGGCTTTGCCGGGCAAAAGTTTTCAGGCGGCGGCACAACTCAGCAGCTTTGGGGCGGCAATGAATTTGGATCTAACAAATACAAACAATTTCCAATTTGGTCAGGATTTGGCCCGAAAGGTCGAGGATCGAACGGCTGGTTCATATATCCAACCTTGCGCGCCATTCAGCCAGAAATCATTGCTAAGTGGGAAAATGCTTTTGACAAGATCCTAAAGGAGTTTTAAATGGTTGCGCAAAGTAGAACGCTCAAGCTGTCGATACTTGCTGACGTTGATCAACTTAAAAAATCCTTAAATAGCGCAAATGCTGACGTAGAAGGCTCAAGCAATAAACTTGGAGAATTTAGCAAAAAGGCTGGAGTGGCTTTTGCCGCAGCTGCAGCTGCTGCTGGCGCTTACGCGGTAAAACTGGCGGTTGACGGCGTCAAAGCCGCGATCGAGGACGAAGCCGCCCAGATCAGACTTGCGACATCTTTGAAAAATGCCACAGGTGCAACAAATGAAATGATTGCCTCTGTTGAAAAGCAGATACTAAAAACATCACTTGCAACAGGCGTCACAGACGACGAGCTGCGCCCGGCATTGTCTCGCCTTGCTTTATCAACAGGCGACGTGACAAAAGCCCAGGATTTGCTAAGTCTTGCACTAGACATAAGCCAAGCGACGGGCAAAGGGCTGGATTCGGTAGCAAATAGCCTAGGCAAAGCCTATGACGGCAACACAGCAGCACTTGGCAAATTAGGCATTGGGCTATCGTCTGCAGAGCTTAAGGCCATGTCATTCACAGACGTGCAGGCAAAACTTTCAGATTTATTTGGTGGAGCAGCTGCAGAAAATTCAAAGACATTTGCTGGACGTTTAGAGATTCTTAAAGTTACATTTGACGAAGCAAAAGAATCAGTCGGTGCGCGCTTGCTGCCAATTATTCAGGAGCTAGTGGAATTCATAGTCAATAAGGTTGTGCCAGCGCTAGGCAAATTTGCAGATTTCTTTAAGCCAATTACAGACGCAATAAAAGACAACAAAGAAGAATTCACAATTTTCATCAACTTCATTCAAAAGTACGTTGTGCCAGTACTTGTCAATGTGCTTGGCGGTGCGTTCAAAGTAGTAGGCGAAATCGCTGGCGGTGTAATCAACGTCATTGGCGCAGTTATTGGCGGACTTAACACGTTGATCTCTGGCGCTGTTGCCGGTATCAACGCTTTGATTGGTCTTTACAATTCAGTGCCATTCTTGCCAAACGTGCAAAAAATAACTGCGCCTACAATAAACATTCCGACAGTAAGTGTTCCAAGCGTGACTTCTACTTCTGCAGTGCCAGCGATAACAGTGCCTACAGTAAGCAGTGGCTCAGGATCTTCAGGAAGTGGATCAGGCGTCAGCTCAGCTGCCGCTGGTGCAGCAATGGCGGCCACAAGCTCTGGCGGCAGTTTTAGCGCTTTTAGCAACAATCGTGAAAGGCGTGAAGCTATAGCGGGAATGAACGTCAATTTAACAGTCAATGGAGCGATCGACGCAGAAGGCACAGCGCGCACAATTGTCAACACGTTAAATGACTCATACTTTCGCGGTACAGGCGGCGCAGGTGCGCTGGTAGGTGCGGGATAGTGACACAGTGGTCACCAGTCTGGCGCGTGAAGGTTGCCGGTACAGACGTTACAGATTCAGTTTTGGCCAGCCTAAACATTACCTCTGGGCGGACAAATATCTATGAGCAAGCTCAAGCAGGCTATTGCTCAATCACGCTTATTGTTTTTGATCAACTGCCAATTGAATATGAAATAAATGACTCTTTATCAGTCGAGGTGCAAGATACTTCTGCAGCTTTTGTGCCTATCTTTGGCGGATCAATTGTAGATCTCTCAATTTCAGTCTCAGAGGTCGGCTCAACGGCTTA